AACATTGATACCATCAAACGCATCTCCAACTGCGTCACCTACAGAGTCTAAGCCTGCTTTAATTTGAGGCCCGTAATAGCTCAAGCCACCGGAGGCGGCCCCACTTAATAGGGCGTTTTCTAAGCTACTGCCTGTAGCCAAACCGGCTGTAGTCGCGCCAACGCCAGTGCCGATAGCCTTAGCTAAATCGGGCGCTATATTGGTTCCAAGAATGCCGCCGCTTTCAAGTACAGACCCGGCGTATTTACCGCCGTATCCGGAAAGACCAGATGTAAGCCCTCCGACTATCGCCCCCTTGAGCGGGTCGTTGCCTGCCACAACAGAACTAATACCACCTACCGCAGAAGCTATAGCTATCTGCGCCGGTATGCTCATGCCGCCAGTGGCAATCGCGGTAGCAATCGGCGCGACAAAGGCAATCAGATCGCCGACGGCACCCATGCCTTCTTTCGCGTCAGTCGGACCGGAAACCCAACGCGTCGGCCCTACGGAGCCGTCGGCGTTAATCGTCCGCTCACCTTGCTGGAGGTCCCAAGAGGCATTCTTGCCCTGCGTATCGCTCAGGTTCTGCGCAAACCGAGCGGCGGCTACAGCCGCTTCTGGACCTTCGCCGCTGAACAGGACGTTGCCCTTGCGGTCGGTGACGCGGACAGGGCCGCCTCGGTATTCAAAAAGGTTCGACCCCTGCCCCGCGATGTCGTAACCCGTGCCTGTGCCTAAGTTGTCCGTAGGCGCTGCTAGGAAAGTTCCCTGTGGCAGTGTGTTCGCCGCAGCCCTGCGTGCGTCCCGCTGTTCCTGCGTCAAAGGCGCGGCTGTCGCCGTTGTCGCGGGTGTTGCTGCCGCCGTTGTCGCGGGTGTTGCTGCCGCCGTTGTCGCGGGCGCTGCTGCTGGCGCGGTACCCATAGCGGCGTCTAAAAGGCCCTGTAGCGCAGGATCATCATAGTAATAATCTTCAAACATTACATCATACCTTCCGGCGGGAGTTCAACGGGCATTGGCATTTCAGGTTGCATCTGCGCTTGCTGGACGGCCTGTGCCATCTGTGCGTTCTGCGCGGCCTGTTGAGCCTGCACAGCTACCCGTTCCATCTCACCCTGCTGACGCAGGAACTCACGGTCGCGCTGCATCAACGCTTCGATGTTGGCGGTGTTGACTTGCGCGCCGTACTTGGCTTCAATCTCGGCTGCCTTAATCATCATATCGGCATCGAGTTTGTCGCGCTCACGGTCGTCCTTGCGTAGCATCTCTTCGCGCTGCAACTCAAGTTCTGCGGCCTTCTTCTGGATGTCAGCGCGAATCGCTTCCATCTGAACCTGAGATAGCATCTCTTCCGGTGTCGGCTGCGGTGGCGCAGGCGGTGGCGGAGGTGGCATCATGGCTGGGTCTTTGAAGAACACAGTCGGGTCTTTGTACCCGGCCAGCGCCATCATCTGAGACAGCGTGTTGTAGTAACCCTGCATGTCGGCCAGTGGCGCGCCCATCTGCATCAGCATTTCTTGCTTAGCGGCGACTTGACCCAAGAACGCCATCTTCTCTTCGTTGCTACCAGTACCGATAGCGACGTTGACGACGACATCCATGCTCGTGTCCCACACACGTGGATCAATCGGCACGAACGTATTACGCAGACGCACCATGCGCGGAGCATCTTGGTTCTTGGCAATAAGCTGCATCGACTTGCGGAACAGGCCTTTCATGCCCGTCTCGGCGAAGATACGACAGATCAGTTCGATATGTTGCGCCGCAGCAGTAATCGTGGCGGCAACAGCAGCGCGGGTCGAAGACTGAAGTGCGTTCGCATCGAGGCCCGATGCGGCCTTAGAGATACCGGTACGGTTCTCGCGCAGTTCGTCCATGTACTGCAACATCGGGAAGGCTTGCTGCCCGACAAACGGCATTGTGAACGGCTGCACCATACCCGGTGCACGCATACGGATGATGCCGCCGACTTCGGTGTTCATCACGTCTTCAATGTTGACTTGGCCTTCAACAACACCCGTGCGTGGGTGGATCGACTGAGCCAAGCTGTCCAGCGTGTTGCGGAGGATATTCGACTTGATAAGCTGAATGTCCATCGTCACGTCGGCAATCGACATGCCGAAGAATGTGTGTGGCTCTGGATCGGGGCAGAAGTCTACGAACGGAATAAAGTCGCAAGGTTCCCAATGCAGTATCTTGTTGGCCGTGCCAGCTACGCAGACGCGGCAGAGTTCCGCGATCCCGTCGCCGTCCATGTCCACGTACACATATCCCTCGATGTAGAGGACTTTGCGCGATGTCGTATCTGTGCGGCCTGTGATTTGAACGAAGGCCTGCGGGTTACGGTCAAATGTTTCTGGGTTGCCTTCAAAGTCGTCAAGCGTTTCGAAGCCAAGGTTTTCAACCTCATCCCACTCGTAACCCATCTTCACGAGATCGGATACGGTAACGTAACGACGGTGGGCTACAAATTCGGCGGTTTCAATAGAGCGCGCACGGCGGTCAATCAGAAACTCTTCGGGCGGTACAGATTGAACGCGTAAGCGGCCCTTTTCCGTTGTGCGGACAACGGTGCAATCGTAGGTCGCGGGCTGGGTTTGGCCCATCATGCCCATCGGCGTTTCGACCATCATCTCGCCGTAGGTAATCTCTACGTCCTTAACTTCGATATTGGCATCGGCCTGAAGGACGGAGAATGTAGCTTCGTCCAGACCCGTGAAGTAGTGGGTCGTGACATCTTTCTCAGTATCCCACCAGACTTTCATGATACCGTTCTTGCGGATCAGGGCGTCCTTGAATGTGGAATAGCATTCGCTGAATAGGTTGTTATCGCGTGTCAGGCAGTAGTTAACGTAATCCGTCGCTTGCTGCGCGCTTTCAATATCTTCGGGGCCGTTCGGCGCAAACTCGACGACGTTGTTCGCCGCGAAAAATACTTTCATGATCGACGGCATCATGGCCTGTACAGTATCCCGTACATCCATTGACATCGCCTGCGACCGGCCTTCTTCTTCGTTGCCGAAGGGTTCGCCCTTATAGTACTGGCCCGCAAGCGCACGCTGCGGACTTATGTCGTCGTCAATATAAGATTGGGCGTCGTCGATTTCGGCGATGACTATATTCTGAAGTTCTTCTTCAGACATAGGCTCTTCGACCTGCTCGTCTTCCATCTCTGGTTCTTCAATGGAAACTTCCGTACCGTCGGGAAGTTCCATCGAAGTTTCATTAGACATATCTTCGCTGTCGTCGTTTTCCGAGTTGGCGTTGGGAACCCCGGTGTCCTGATACATACCTTGGTTCTTAGCCATGTCGGCCTTACTCGGCTTACGGTTATTGCGATACGCCATATTTTAGCCTTACTTCTTTTTGGACTTGCCAGCTTCGGACAGGGCAATAGCTATAGCCTGTTTGCGCGATTTAGCCAAGGGAGCCTTTGCAGGGCCTTTAGGGTTTACGCCAGCGTGCAGCGTGCCCTTTTTGTATTCGCCCATCACTTTACCAATTTTCTTAGCAGCAGCGTCTAACTTCTTCATTTCTTTTTACCCTTTGCGGTTTTTGCAGCAGCCTTAAAAGCGGCTGCGGTAGGAGCACCCTTCGTTCCGGGCTTACGCATCTTTTCGCCAGAACCAGCTTTGATCCGTTCTTTCTTGGCCGCAATGTTGCTGTACAGACCCATCTTCATTTTGACTTCCCCTTGTTTCGGGTGGATATTGATTTGGCTTTGGACTTCGCGTCTGCTTTAGATGACGCACCCCACGCTTGCAGAGATAAGAGAAGGCGGGTCGGTTCGCCTTTCGCATTACGCTCTGGCCCCGGCATGTTCCCCATACGCGCTAAGAATGACGCCCTCCGTGGATTATCCCCTGATTTAACAGGCGCTTTCAAGTTCATTCCCTCAGCCTTAGCAGACGCACGGCCCTTGGCGTTTAGACCGCCGGACGGGGACTTCCCTTCTTTACGCTGCCAAGCCGGGGTTTTCACGCCCACACCCTATAGGGAACGGGCGGCTCAACACTGAGCGGCGTCAGCAAAGCCAACTGGTCTTCGTCGAAATCGCCGCGAAGGTTGGTGTGCCAATCGGGATAATATCCCTCGATAGGTTCACCCTCTTCGTCATAGCCAATGATTTTCGTGAATGGGCCGATCTGGTCAACCAAGAAATCGTTTACTGGATTGCCCTCATCGTCAATGACGCCCGCAGCCGTCAACGCAGCGCCCATGTCGTCTTGGGTCAGGGTTTTGAGATATAGGTCGGTCATGCTGTGAGTGCCTGCAACGTGGCGTTTGGAAGCCGCGTGTTGTAGTACGCAATTTGGCGGATGTGGCCGTTGAGGTATTGCGTGGTGTCAAAACCCTTGCCGAAATTAATCCCAGCCACTGTGGGTATCGTGTTGGCGTCTGTTGCTGTTGCACCGCCAGCGTAAACAAGTGAACGACCCGCCCCGCTATAACCGAGGGCAGCCTTCACTGGTCCGCCGTTGTTTGGCCCCGCTGCCGTGACGAGGTTAGCTGAACCGGACCAAGACGCCATCGCGTTTGTTGACGAAAGCACAAGCGGCCCTATGTCAAAGGAACTTGTTGTGCCTATGACGCGCTTGTTTGATGCGGGATTGGGCGTTGACCAATCACCGATCCAAGTCCCCTCGCTCTGGTTATACCAGCTAGAGAAGTTCGTGCCTGTCATG